CCTGTTTGTCCTTTTGCTGTTTGATTTATATCTAAGGTAATGCTATCACTTGCAAATTTAAAATAAGGTTGATATGTTTTTTCACCATTAACACTTACATCAAATTGAAATACAGACAATGCAAATGTAGTTGCACCAGTTCTTTGTAGTATTCTAGGCGAAAAACTTTTATGCGTAATAATCATAGTATCGCCTTGCTGAGTTATAGTTAACTCCATTAACTCTGCTGTTGCAATACCAGTTGATGTAATAGTTTGCAATAAAGTACCATTGCTACTGTAAATAGTTATTACTGTGTTAGTAAAAAGAATAATATATTCTTGATCATCACTAAATATAAATGGTTCTATTCTTCCATTGCCTGGAGCAGTTGCACGATAGACTGTGCCTGGTCGTCTTTCAATACCACCTTGATTAAGAGTCAAAACATTACGAGCTTTTTTTAATCCTTGCTCATATGCTACAACGTCAACCCTAGATACAATCTTAGGATCTAGTTCGCCTCTTACAAAACTGGCTTGATGTATTCTTTGTATTGGCATCCATTAGCTCGATACGGTTGCGTTAACATTATTAAAATGCGTGCGATTTCTTCTATTACGTATTCTGTTAACATCCATACGTTTAGTTGTTTGAGCTTGACCATCAGTTGATTTAGCTATAGCTATTTGTCCTAACGCTCTATTTCTGTACAACTCAGACAAACTATCATTTCTTGCAATCGCACCTGCAAATAAACTAGCAAGTTCAAATACCATACATTGTTTAAAGTACGGTGGAAACTCTGCTTCACTAGCCTGGAATGTGTAATCACAAATCAATGTATCACCTGAACCTGTGTCAGCAAAAATCTTATCACCATATCTATCATAAGCAATCACATTGTCATTAACAGTTACTGTATGTATTAACAATGCATCTGCTGGTAATTGATAAGATGCTTGAAATCTACCTAATGGGTTTTCTGCTAACTTAGTTAGCTGTACTTGTTTAGTTGCAAATCTCCAGCGTATTCTGGTAATCATTGCTTCTAATGTTGATTCGTATAATTGTCCAGCTACAGTTGATTCTGTTGTAGCTTCTTCAAAGCTAGTTATTATGTTAGCACCCACTAGCACAAGGGCTTTGTTACATATATCAAATCTAGTTTCTGATAACATAATACCTCTCTATAAAAAGATAATGAGGGAAGGGTGTAGTCGAGCCTCCCCTCAAGATCAATAGTACTTACGTACCGTTAGTTGTTGTAACAGTTGCCGCACCTGATGCAGATGTAACTACTAACATATCAATAGTTACTGTACCACCAGTAGTTCCTGCTACTAATATTATATCGTACTGTTTCAAGTTTGCAGTTACCGAATTGAAGTAACCACTACCTGCAACTGTAGCTGGAGCATCTGCTGTATTGTAATGAAAAACATTACCAGTTCCGCCACCTGCGACTAATTTTAAATTTGCTGCTGTTAAAGCCATGATTAACCTCCGTTATTCAGTAATCTGGATTTGCATGAAGCCTTCTGGGTCAATCGCCACAGCCTGCATACTCATCATAGATGTTGTTAAATGACTTACCTTCTCAGGAACGTAGTTTACCTCAGTCTTAACATCAGCACCTGTAGCAAGGCCAATAGCAGATTTATGGTAAGCATGACAATCTCTAGTTGTACTAGCAAGTGTCAATCCTGAATGTGTGAAGAATAAGAACCCTAACCATCTCTTAGCAGTCATACCGCCAGAGTAAGGTAGTTCACCTTCTCCAACATATTCTGCTCTTGAGAATTGGTCTAGTTGTAACAAGTCAGCCCATCCAGCAGGTGATACTACAAAATATCTTTGACCATCATCTGGAACATCTGCTTCACCAAATGTCTCATATGTTGTCAACGCTTTTGCAAGTGTCAATGCCGCAGAACCATGAGCAATGTTTGCAGAGTTTGAACCTGCATCCAGTACGTCAATGATTAATTGGTCTGTTTGTCTACCTAAAGCTGCCGCAGCAGATTGAGCTAGAACTTGTCTCTCGTCTATGTTTGTTTTTAACTCATCTAGTGTATCAACATAATCACTTGCGTAGAAATCAGCTAGTGTTACGTCAACTGTGCTGTGAGCAATATCCATTGTTGGAACTTCGGCATGACGATTCTTAGTAACGGCTGTACCTTTTCCTACTTTCTGGAAACGAGCTTGGCTACCTTTTACATTTTTTGTCTGCCTTACAGTATTCATTAATTTTGAACCCATACGCTGATATGCCATATGAACTTCTGCTTCAAACTGTTTAATAAAGGCAGTTGATATAGATGTACTCATCGTTATCTCCTGTTAAATTAAATTAATATTTCACAGTTGTCCTTTATCCTTCAATTCGGTTGTCCATTTAGGGCCTATCTCCGAAATAATGGGCTGTATGTCTACATCTACCTTTGGTAGATGCTTATAAAAGTAATACATTTCTATCTCATTTACAAGCATTGGTTGCTTTGCAAAGCAATATTTCTGCCATTTTAACCATTTAATGCTACGTTTATGTTCATTTATTATAAAATTAAACATAAAAGTATAATGTGATTCTATATATGTAAGCCATCTTAAATTGCCTTGTAGAAAAAATCTGCTGTGTTTGTGCAATAAATCACTAGCTAAAAACCAAACTGCTGCTTTATATGGATTAGTTTTACTTACAGGCATGCCTCCCCATATAGCTACAATTTCATTTGTCTCTTTTTCAAATACAGTAAATGTATGTGTATTAGGGCGATTATATCTAAATGGATTTATAAGTGCAGTAAGTGGATCAACTCCCATTGTAGCTAGTTCGTACTTGTCTAGCTGTTGTAGATTGGGAGCTAATCTAAAACAATCGTCTGGGATTGTTTTTTCTACATAAAGCATTACTTTGTTAACATTCTAAAAGCAGCATCTACTTTTGCTACATATGTCTCATCTCTATATCTTGGATCAAAGTATCTTTTGTCTTGCATCATTGCTCTAGCATCAGCCATTGTGAGTTGTTTTTCTGGTTGTGAATATTGCTCTGACCTAACACCTGATCTACCCATTTCCATCATTCTTTCAAGTGCTTGTATACCTTGTGCAGATGTGCCTAATGAATATTGAATAGCTTCAAATTCTTCTGGTGGAAAATTTTTGCTAGCCCAAGCATTAACTGCATCTACTCTTGAGTTAGCATTTTCACCTAATGCTTCCATTTCTTTTTCAAGATTTGGTTGTTGAGATTGCATCATTTCTACATAGGTATTAATACCAGCATTATATTCCTCTTGTGTAAATCCATTTTCTTTGGCAATACCACCCCACCATTCTGTCATTGGATTTTCATTAACCATTTCTTCTGTAATACCTTCTGGTAAAGCAGGTAGTTCATAGGCTTCTGGTACATTCTCTGCATGCTCATTAGCAAGTTCTTCCATTAGCTTTTCTTTAATAGCTTCTTCTTTACCACCAACATAGGTTTCAAGTTGTGTATACGACTTAGCCATTTCGTCATAATCAGTTTTGCCTTCTTTCCAAAACTTCTCAGGTATATGCTCTGGTCGTTCATCTTGTGGTACTTCTTCTTGAGGTACTTCGTCTAGTATTTCTTGCTCTGTAATTTCTTCAGCCATTGTTACTGTCCTCCACTATTTTTTGTGATTGTCCTTTGTTACTTCTGCGCTGTATTAAACCTACAATATAACGCTGTCCTTCTATATGTCTTAACTGATGATCAGATACTTCAGGTCCTGCTACGGTTTCAATCGTGATAGACCTTAGATAATTTAAAAATGTTTTACCTGCATCGGATGTGAATAATGCTCTTGATACTGCGTTGAGTGCTTCTTCCTGGTCTGGTGTTCTTTCCATACCATCAAGCCCTATCAGCGTTTTGACTTTCTTTTCTGCCATGCTACACCTCATGTAATTAATTGTTCCACGTGAAACATTAAGGAAGCAAAGGTACTTTCATTAAACTGTGGGGGTTAAATGTTCTTCACTTCCCATTTGATAATATAAAATTGTTACCGAAAGTCAAGGACTTATTGAGATAATTCTTCTGGCACTTCTACGCCACCTGATTCATTTTGCATCTGTTGCATCTGTTGCATTTGCTGCATCATTTGAGCCATTTCTTCTTTTGATCTAATTAATTCTTCTGGTATACCTAATTTTTTAGCTATAAATTTAGCAACTTCGTCTTGTTTAATCATAGCATTAAGTAATTGTGGCCCAACTCTTTGTTGTATTAAACCTAAAAATCTATCAATATTTACAACATCTGACTGATGTTGAGCTTGAGCTAATGGACTACTTGATTTTATTTGTACTTCTCTACCATTTGCTGTAGGTATATCAATACGACCTTGTTTTTTAAGAATATAAATTACTCTTTGTAATACAGGGTTAACTAATTCTGCTTGCAATCTACCAAA